CCCTGCTTGCGGTGATGCGCCGCAAAGGGCTGTGGCAGACCTACAGCGGACCGCGCATTCGCCAGACGCTGCAGATCGGCAAGCAGGTCGCGCAATGGTACAGCGGCTATGACCAACTGCTCAACCCGGCAATCGATCTGTTCAACGACGCCTACTTCGATCCGAAGATGGTCGTGGTGCCGATCGTCTTGAGCATGCAGGAGATCCTGAACAACGAAGGTGAAAACCAGATTGAGGACGTGTTCGACGCATACATGGCGGCAGCCGAGAAAGCGCTCGAGGACGCCATGGACGCCGGCATCTACAGCGACGGCACGGCGAACGGCGGCAAGCAAATTACCGGACTGGCTACCGCGGTGCCGATCACGGTGAACAGCGGCGTTTACGGCGGCATCGACCGGGCAAACGCCACGATCTGGCAGACCAAGACCTACGACGCGAACTCGTTCCTGGCAGGAAGCACGCAAGTCAGTTCGACCACGGTTCGCCCGATGCTCAACTATGTCATGACCAAGCAGTCACGCGGGCGGGATTATGCCGACCTGCTGATCATGAGCCCGGAGCACTACGCGGCATACGATGCGGCCACCATCGCAATACAACGTCAGACCAACGAAACCTCGCTCGGCAAGCTTGGCTTTAGCGCACTCGAGTATATCGGCGGCGGAAAGCGAGCCGAAATCGTGCTGGACGGCGGCATCGGAAGTAACATGCCGGCCAATACAACCTTTGGCCTGAATACCGACAGCTTCCGGCTTCGCTATCATCCTAACCGCAACTTCGACAAGCTGTTCGATGGCGATGGGCAGATGCCGATCGACAAGGACGCAATCGCTCAGTTCATTGGCTGGATGGGCGAACTCACCATGACCAATCCGCTGTTCAACTGGAGAATGTACGACAGCGTGCCTGGTACCTGACGCAATTTCGAAGGTATGGCGTCCTCAACCCGACCGTGCCTTCGAATACCCGGGGCCGTCGTCCCCGACCGCTAGGACAAGCCTAGGGCGACGGTCCCGGACTAACCACAGCCGCTCAGACCGGCGCAGAGAAAGGCGAAGCTATGGCTATTGATCCGCGCGATCCTGACGCTTCACTCGTTGTATTGTTCCGCCTGCATGCGGAAAGAAACGAGGCAAAGAGCGTCGCCGAAGGTCGTCCAATCTTCGACGACGTCGAAGTGTGCGATATCCGTTTGCCGGGATCGCGCAATTACGGCACTTATCCGGCGCACGCCCGCTCGCACTGGCGCATCGATCCATACTCCGGGACGCAGACCGAGATCACCTACGCGCAGCGGTTTCCGCGCCAGTATGAGCAGTTCTGCGCGCACGCCGCGCAAACCAAGTCTGGCACGCCGCTTGAATACGCCCCGTTCATTACCGCCGGGCGCCGCGCCGAGCTGCGCGCACAAAACATCTACACGGTTGAACAGCTCGCCGCGATCGACGGCCAGGAACTGAAAAACCTTGGTATCGGCGGCCGCGAACAGAAGAACCAGGCGATGGAATATCTCGCCGGTGCCAAGGACAACGCCAAGAACACCATCATGGCGGCCGAGCTCGACGTGATGCGCGCCAAGAACATGGCGCTCGAGCAGGATCTCGAGGCAGCGCGTAAGGCGGCCGAGCTCGCCGGCGACCAGTTCGACGAAATGACCAGCGACCAGCTGCGCGAGTACATCAAGGTCAATACCGGGCATGAGCCGCAAGGCAATCCCAACCGCAAGACACTGACCCGGATGGCGATCGAGGCCAGGCCCAGCAAGGCGGCATGAAATGGACGCGCGCGACCGGATTACTGATGCGCTAATGCGGATATTTACTCCGGAAACGTACGGGAGAAATCTCGGTTCGCCGCAGGATGATCTAGCAGGATGGGGGCGCGCCGTAGAGCACCAGGCACGCCTGCGCGATGCCACGCTGGAAGGCATCGACATGCCGCCCGATCCGCGTATGCAGGGATGGGGTGGCCCGGCGCAATATCCGGTCTTGCCGCGGCAGTGGGGGCGTCGATGACGCTGCTCACGGTGGTGCAGGAGGTATGCGCGCGAGTCGGCGTGAGCGTGCCGGGCGCGGTCATTCCCGGGATCAACTCCAACCGCACCATGCGCGAGATGCTGGCCTGCGCCAACGAGATGGCGCAGCGCATTGCCACCGATACCCGCGAATGGACCCAACTGAAAAAGTCAGTGACCTACACCGGTGACGGGGTCACGACCGCGTTCAATCTGCCGTTCGATTATCGGCGCATGCTGCTCAACACCAGCGTCTGGCGCTCGACGTCGGCAATGCAGCCGATGCGCTACATCGCCGATACCGACGAGTGGCTGCAGCGGCGCATGATGGCGTGGAATGACGCCTGGGGCGAGTGGACGCTGCTCGGCAACCAGATCCTGATCTGGCCGGCCATGGGAGCCGGGGTAACCGCAAGCTTTTCCTACCTCGACAAGAACAGCATTGCGCTCAATTCCGGCGGTTATGGCGACACGTTCATGAACGACGCGGATACTTTCCGGTTGGACGAGCGCGTGCTCAAGCTTGGCATGATCTTCGACTGGAAGCAGGGCAAGGGCTCACCCTACGCCGAGGACATGGGCACCTGGTCCGATGCCATGGCGATCGCCATGGGATCAAACAAGCCGATGCCGATCATGGTCGACCGCAGTCCGATCTCGGCGAATGCGCGCGTCGCGTATCCCTGGCCGTTGCCGACATGAGTTGGCGGGACAGAATAGCGAAAGCTCTTGTGGGGCGCGAATACCCGGTTGCACCGCGGGGCGAGTGGTATGGCGACGCCAATTACGCGATGAGCGGCGGGCGCATGACGACGATGTCACCGAGCCAGTATTTGCAGCAGACGCATCCAATGAAGATGGACGAATTGACGCGCGAGAACGTTGATCTGCTCAAGCAGCACATCGAGGAAGGTCGCACGCTTGATCCGCTCGCACTCTACAAGAACATGAAGGAGGATGGTCGGCATCGCGCCATTGCGGCGCAAGAATTGGATATCGGTGCAGTGCCAGTGCTGAACTGGCGGCCGGAACTCCCGGCATCGGTATACCAGGGCATGGCGGTGCGTCCGCAGTACGGGACGTTTGAGCCATGAGCAGGCATGCCGCCTTCCGCCGCCAGCCGGTGGATCAGCAATTCGCGCAGGCGCTGCGCCCGACCACCTTGCCGGCACCGACGCGCGGCATCAATCAGATGGAAAACGAGGCATTCATGCAGCCGGGCAGCTGCATCGTCTCGGACAACTGGATGCCGACCTTGCGCGGTTTGAAGCTGCGTGGCGGCTGCACACGCTGGTGCGTGTTGCCGGAAACGACGCCGATCATCTCGGCGTTCGAATATCAGAGCGGCAACGTGCAGCATATATTCGCCGCCAACGCGACCAAGCTGTATGACGTGACGTCGACCACACCGTTCATGATCAAGGACACCCAGGCGAGCGGCAATTACTGCGCTTCGCAACTGGCGAACGCGAGCGGCGACTATCTGCTTGCGCTCAACGATGCCGGCGACACGCCGCTGCGCTACAATGGCCTGGGCTGGGTCGTCTGCACGCCGCCCGGCACGCTCGGCGCACCGCTAGCGGATGGCGCGTCGGCGATAACCTGGCCGACGCCGCTGCTGCCCGGCCAGGTGCAGGGCAAGGGATTGGTCTACGTCTGGAAATATCGCAATCGCTGGTTCTTCATCCAGCAGGACAGCATGAACGCCTGGTATCTGCCGCTCAACGCGGTCGGCGGCGTGCTGGCATTGATCCCGCTGTCGGGTGCCGCCACCAAGGGTGGCAAGCTGCTGTGGGGCGCGACCTGGTCGATCGATGCTGGCGACGGTATCGACGACAAGTGCGTGTTCTGCACCGATCAGGGCGAACTGCTGATCTTCACCGGCTCGGACCCCTCCAACATCAATTCCTGGCGCCAGGAGGGGCGCTATCAGATCTCGCCGCCGATGGGCATGAACGCTCACACGTTGATTGGCGGCGACCTGATCATCCTCACCGTCGATGGCATGGTGCCAATCAGCCTGGCGATCCAGAAAGACGCCGGGCAGATGGAGCTCGCCACCTTGACGCGCATGATCAAGCCGCTATGGCGCGAGAACGTCGAGAACAGTACCAAGCGCGCCAATCCTTGGACGATCAAGAAGTGGGATGAATATGGCGGCTACTTCGTCGCCCTGCCAGGCGGCAAGCCGGGCCAGCGCTATTGCCTAGCAGCGAACAACACTACCGGCGCCTGGTGTCGTTTTATGGGGTGGGACGCAACCTGCTTCATCCGCATGCGCGGCGATATGTTCTTCGGCACCCAGGGCGGCATCGTGATGCAGGCCGACCGCACCGGCTATGACGACGGCGTGCCTTATGTCGCGACCCTGGTCGGCGGCTGGGAGATGTTCAAGGCGCCGTCGCAGCAGGTCACGCTGCACCAGATGCGCGCGATCTTCACTTCGCGCGCCAATGAACCGTTCCAACCGCAACTGTCGGCGACGACTGACTTCCAGGTGATCATCCCGCCGCCACCTGAAATGGGGCTCGATCCTGGGATTGCCGATGTCTGGGACGAGGGACTGTGGGACGAGGCGCTGTGGGACCAGCCTGGGCTCGGCCGGCCGCCACATCGCAACACGCTGTGGGTCAGCATCGGCATGACCGGCTTCG